CACGGCAGTTGCCAGATTAGACGACCACAACTACAAGCTATTTTTATCTAACTTTTATAAAACTATTACTTTAATAGATGCCTTTGGAGAACGTGAGAAGATGAAACGGTTCTACCATGTAAAGGGCTTACAGAATGAGGAGTTATAATATTTGCTTGCCAAGCTGTACAGAGTGGTATTATATTAAGGTAACTTTAATCAATGGGAGTAAATAATATGTTTGTATCTAATATGATAAGCGCACACGGGAATGACGTTCCAAACCAATTCGTAATAATCAACGACAATCACGATGCATACTTTCAGTCGTACGTGAGTATAATCGCTAGGAGAATTGCAACGGTGGCAAGCGGTGATAAGTTATACCACGTTGAACTAGACGTAAACAAATGGAACTACAGCAGGACAACCTCCAGATACTTGGCTTTGTTTCTGGGAGTGCCTAACATAGAGATAAAGAAGAAGGTAGCAAGCGGAGAATATCCATTGGTTGACCTAAACTCTGACCCTTTTCGTGTAGATATCCAATCAGAACCACAACAGCAAGCTGAGAGCCTTGCCCCACTTATTCGCATGGCAGGCAGTGCAGGGAACTTGCTTAAGACCTATTAGCACACCACCACATAAGACCACAACTAACCCAGTGTTAACCCGCTGGGTTTTTCTTTGGGGACGTGTGTGAAAGATACGCTTTTGCTTGCTATACATACGACCTTCAAGGTTGACAACCAGTTCAATTATATTTTGTCATCTAGTAAACTACATGTGTACAGCCGTAAAGGGTTACAATACAACTAGTCCCTCCTATTGTGTCATTGTTATGCACACTTGGGGAGATATTGGACATTATTAATGTAATCCCCCCTATAGGGCCACTGGGGGGTACCCGTACATGTGCATGCAACCACAGTCAATTTTGTATATTTTCAGACCACCCTACCAGTAATTTTGGGCGGCCACCACCAGTCCAACCAGAGGGCTACCCCTACAGTGTATTCCCCAGTAAAACCTGTGCCTACTTTAAGTAGACATACAGTTAACATACAGGGTAGTTTACCTTAACGGGAGTACCCTCAGTATACACCGTATTTCAGAGTTGTCAAGTAAAAAATAAAATAATAGTAAATAATGCACTTTTTCCTTGACAGTTTGTATATACAGTGTATAATGGTAGGTACATGTAATACAAGTACACTCACACCCTCACAAGAAGAATATACACATAAGGGGGGTCACGGTTTGTGTTACATAACTTTAAGTCCTTGGGGGGTAGCAATCAATGTACTATCTCCGGAGGGAGCATCTAAGCTCCATATCCCCCAAGACAACTCAACCAAGTTAAATATATAAAAGGATACATACCATGTGGAAATCACCGAAAGTACTAGAAGTAGCCGTAGGGTTGGAAATTAATTGTTACGCCTGTGCGGAGATTTAGTAGATGGCCAAGGATGACTTTACTATACCCCCTAATATAGATTTGCCAGCCACTATGGCAAACATAGCAAAATTTATGCCTGATTTAAAATTCTTTTCTGTAGGTACTGCTGAACAAAATAGTTTAATAAATAAATTTGGTGTTCTAAAGACAAGCGGGCCGGGAGTTAAAAATGCCCGTGGTGGCCCCGTTAACAAAAAGAAAATGGCATACGGTGGCAAGGCAATGAAGACGTACGCTAAAGGTGGCGGAATGAGAAAAGCAAGGACCTATGGATAATGTCATTTAAAGCAGATCTAAGTGCCTACGTAAAAGCTAACCCTACATTAGGGAAAATACAACAACGTCAAATCCAACAGGCTGCAGCAATGTATGATTCTACAGAAGATGCGGCAATGGCAAAGAATGCGTTGGGAATAGCTTTACAGGCTAAAATCTTTCCAGAAGAGGGATTAGATAGCAAAGCCCGTGGTGGTCCCATTAAGAAAAAGATGATGGGTGGCTCCGTCAAGAAGTACGCCCGTGGTGGCGGAATAAGAAAGGCAAAGACATACGGATAATGGAAAATTTAGCTGGATCTGGAATTACCCCTTATGATATTCGTGAACGAGAATTGCAAAATATACCTGCAGATGAAAGAGAGATGGCTGACCAAAGGTTATTTAAAAAAATAACTTCTGGTAAAAAAACTATTACTTCTAAAGATTTACAACAGGTTTCTAGAGAAGTATTTCGTAATGTAATAAATAATTTTAAACCAGCAAATAAAAAAACTGCACAGAACCCATTTGTTGGAGGTACATTTATTAATCATTATGAAGCTACACACAGTAGAAACCCTTTTGGTGTTAACATAGGTGCCCAAAAAAGATTAGAAGAAAGATTTGATGAAGAGGGGAATGTTACTATGTTTAATATGAACTCCCAAGGACCTCAAATGTATAGCAAAATAAAAAAAGCACAGAGAACAACGGGTATGAAAAAAGGTGGCTCCGTCAAGAAATATGCTCGTGGTGGCGGAATAAGAAAGGCAAAGACGTACGGATGACTTCAGCACTCTTAGCAGAGAAAAAAAAAGAAGTTACCGAGAAGCAACAAAAGTTTCTCAACTGTCTCTTCGTAAACAAAGGCAACATAGCCCTAGCCTGTGAGGAAGCCGGTTACTCTCCTTCTTCTAGAACATGGTTGGTTAAAAGCCTTGCAGACGAAATCGTAGACATATCCAAGCGAGAACTAGCCGTTAATTCGGCGACAGCCGTATCAAGAGTGGTAGAGTCCATGAATGATGACGGACTGAACCCTAGACAAGAACTTAGACTGAAGGCAGCTCAGACTCTTTTAGATAGAGTAGGGCTAGGCAAGATAGAAAAACAAGAACATGATGTACGGGCACTGCACGGCATTGTACTTATGCCAAGCAAATCAGCAATGCCAGTGGTGGTTGATAATGGTGAGGATTAGCAATGTACAAATGGTGGCTAACTATTTTAGTAGTGGTCTGTGTAGGTTTTTGGCAAGAAGAATCTTGGGCACAAACAAACACAGTAACATCAAGTAGTGGCACTGTATCGGGAACTACCACGGTAGACAGAACGGTTAGCACTGCAAATGCCCCATCGTTTGGCAACAATAACCAAGACGTATGTAGTTATGCAGCCTCTGCCGCTATACAAACCCAGATACTGGGAGTAGCGGGAGGAACATCTATAAGGGACATGAATTGTGAAAGGCTAAAACTTAGCCGTGCCTTATATAGAATGGGAATGAAAGTAGGAGCCGTAGCTATGCTCTGCCAAGACCCAAGAGTGTTCAATGCGATGGAAATGGCCGGGACACCCTGTCCGTTTAGAGGAAAGATAGGCATAGAGGCTGCAAAAGCATGGGCTGAGAATCCAGAGATGAAACCGGATTATGATAAGTGGGTTAAAGAGAATGTTACAGATGCAGATTGGTTACCTACAGAAGAAGAAACCGTTGGCATTAGCCTTGGTGCTCTTGGCTTTTTGTTACTTTTTCTATTTTAATGTAGCACAAGCAGAACTCCTTCAAGAGGGAGAAACAATCGTTGAAGAAGTAGAAACAGAACATTTAGGTGATGGACACATTGATACAGTTACTCAAACGATTACGATTATTGAAAACAAAACAACCGAAGACATCCTGCACTCCGATCAAGGTCTTGTGGGCAACACCAAGCAAGGAGACATGGATTCAGACTGGGGAGGAATTGGGCCAGCAAAAATGCACGGTACCTGCCCATCCAGTGAAATTGGATCTGGTAAGTGTGCTGAGATCACGGGGAGTACTCTAACTACCTTTGACCAGTATGTAGATATAAGTGACTTTCATATAACACAAGGGGGTGCATTAGATTGGGAATTATCTATGCACTTTTATGACACAGAAGATAGTGCGTACTTTCAAACCAAAGGGTATTCCAACAATGTATTACAATGGGATACCGGAGAAATAAACCTACAGAACAACAACAACGCTACTACCTATACAGGCTCCTACGATTTTGATAACAGCCTTGATAGAGTGTTTGTACGAGTAGGTGGAGTAGATAACGCAAATCTTGCTACAGGCCCATTGTTTGACAATGTTTCGTATACAGTAAACTACAATGTTATAACAACTGTGGTAAATACTTGGATAGATATTGTTCAACCGATGCAAATGGAAGAGTCTATAAAGTTAGACCTGATAGAAACATACGAGAATGCTTCTGTAGAAGAACAACAAAAGATGGACATAGAGATGCAAAACATGGATGTGGTTATGCATTTTGAATTAGAACCAACGTCTTCTATGGATAACATGAATGACATACAGGGTATGCCTGAAACTTTAAGTGTTGGCGTTATTGGGGATATGTTTCAGGATGTGGGCACTACGGGGGAAATGTCCATGGAAGAAGTGATGGTAAAAGTTGAAACTATGGTAGCAGAAATACAAAACATAGGTATGGATGTAGAATCTGTAGAAGTAAAGATGCCAGATCAAGAGATGCAAGTTGTTATAGCTGATATAGAACCAATGAGTGAACCAGTAGAAGAACCAAAAATAGAAGCACCTGAACCTGAGCCAGTAGAATTTACACAGGAAGAAGTAGAGGGAACTGTAGAAGTTGCGGATAATAAAGTGGAAACAACTCCTGAAGTTAAAGAAGAAATTAAAAAAGAAGCTAATGCAGAAGAAAAAACAATTACTAGCAATACAGTGGAAGCTAAAGAGGTTGCTAAAGAACAGGAAGAACCTCAAGAAAAAGAAGTAGCTGAAGAAGAACCTAAAGAAAAAGAAGTAGCTAAGGAAGCTAATGAGGAAAAACCAAAAGAGACAATGGCGGAGAAGCCAACTAAAGAGCAGGAAAAGAAACAAAAGAAAGCCAATCAAATTATAGCAGGACTACCAAATAGCTATGACCCTGTATCACAGATTACTACCCTTGCTCTTGTTAATGCTCTCGGTCCAGATATATCTACATACCAAAATGTAGCAACAGTTGTTCAGCCAACGTGGTACGTTGCAGAAGATATTTATACAGATTCTATTATGCCCGACCCCCTAGGAAGTTACATTAGTGTGCGATCAAATTTACAAATAGAAAAAATGATTGGACAACAGTATGAGTAGTGAGGTAGAATATAAAGGAATTAAAGTTAAAGGCAGTAGGTTACTGCTAATTCTACCTTTACTTGGTACACTTGGAGGAGGTCTTTGGGCTGGTTTTGAAGGGTACGCACGTTGGGTAGCAATGGAGGAAAAGATAAATGGCTACGTTGCTCCTAATCTTACTAGCTTTACTGTAAAACTTGATGTGCTAGAAGAACGTCTTACTAGTGTAGAGACCAATACAAATACAGAAGTTGTTGCATTAAAGACAAATATAACTACAGAGATGTCTGCGGTAAAAGAATTAGTTAGTGCTGCACAAGACGATGCAAGAACAATTCGTACAGACCTAAGAAAAGATATTAACGAAGTACAAGATCAAGTTGCTGGTGTGGACAGGCGAGCAAGAGGTCTAGATCTAGAAGTTCGTGGTATATTAAGACAGATAGAATCTGATATGCGAACCTTAATTGATCATGCAGCCGATAGATTTGATAATAAAAGAACGGCTATTGAGTCTGATGCAACTCGTAGATCAGAAGCAATTGATACTAAACTCCAAGAACTGGAAGAGAGATTGAGAACAATGTTAGTAAGAGCTTTAGATAATCCTTTGGCTGGCCAATAATGGCAGACGAAGATAAAAAGAATTGCAACTGTGAAAATTGTGATTGTGAAAACTGTACATGTTCAGAGGAAAATCCCTGTGCGTGTATGACTGATAAACAAGGAGAAGATACTAATGGTTGAATTAATGAATAGATTTAAAGAGCCTTCATCATATGCGGCACTCAGTGGTGTATTTGCTATGTTAGGCATAATGGTACCAAGTGACTTATGGCAAAGCGTAGTTATGGTTTGTTGTGGTGCAGCCGGTGCTGTTGGATTTTTTATACGTGAAAAGAAAGACTAAGCTATGAGGTTACAAGCATTAAGGGCACAGTACGTGGCTAATATAGGTTTAGCAAAAGCTAACCTTGATGTATTATTACATTCTGCTGTAGGTATTGGGGAACATTCTGATATTACAGCAGAGATAGATAAATGGATAGGGGCTATTGCAAGCAATCAAGATAAGATAGAAGCTATTGATGAACTGTATGATTCTCCAGAAGAAGAACCAACAAAACAGGGAGATTTATTTCGTGAAACTAGTAGGTGGTAAAGGAAAAAGATTATGAGTAATACACCAAAAGAGAATCCTAATAAAATAATATCCACAGCATTTTCAATGTTGAGGAGAGTTACAAGTCCAAAATATTTTGCTGCTATAAGTGCTATAAAAATAGCAACAAAAGATACGAAGGCATCCGGTGGAAGAGTTAAACCAAAGAAAATGATGGGTGGCAAAGTAGCTAAAAAGAGGATGTACGGTGGATCAGTTAAAAAATCTAAATAAAATCCGAAGAAAAACCAGCACTATACCTTTTGGTTATGTGTTGGATACACAGGATGAGAAACACTTGTCTCCTATACCAGATGAACTACAAGCACTGGATCAGGCATTAACATATGCCAAGTCTTGCGGGTGGCGAAAAGCAAGCCAGTGGCTGTTGGCAAAAACAGATAGATATATATCTGATGAAGGTTTAAAGAAACGCAGTAAGTTAGGGACACACTTAGATG